GAATACATCTTCCTGCTGTCGAAGTCGGAGCGGTATTACTACAACCACGAAGCCATCAAAGAACGGCAGGCGGAATCCTCGGTGGCACGTCTCGCGCAAGACGTGGAGAATCAGCGTGGCAGTGATCGCGTGCCAGGCAAGACCAACGGCACTATGAAGGCTGTCGGGAGGGGTGGTAAAAACGCATTCAGAGGGCAGGGCCATTTCCGAGATGGGAACGGGCCTGCCAACAGGGACGGCCGCGACATGAAGGACGTAGGAGCAGAAGGCAACCGCAACAAGCGAAGCGTTTGGACAGTGACAACGCAGCCCTACAAGGAAGCGCACTTCGCCACCTACCCGCCCGACCTCATCAAGCCCTGCATCCTCGCGGGCACTAAGCCCGGCGACGTGGTGCTCGATCCCTTCGGAGGCAGTGGCACCACGGGGCAAGTCTCCCTGGAACTCGGACGCCGCGCCCTGCTGATCGAACTGAACCCCGACTATGCAAAGATCATCGACAAACGAACCGCCATCACGCCCGGCCTCGCGCTGGATTGATTGGCACAACAGTGATTATCCAGAGCAGACTTCCAGATAGCCATGAACAAAGCCGAACTTGAGCAGCGGATTCATGCGGTCTGCCGGATGCGGCGGCTATCACTGCACACGGAGCGCATGATCGACTTCGACGACATCAAATCACGCCACCGCATCGAGGACTTTCTCGCCTCCCGCAACATTGAAGTGAAGCGGGCCAGCGGCGGCTTTACCTGCAAATGTCCGTTTCACGACGGCGACAACAAGGCCTCGCTCTTCATCCACGGCTCCAAGCAGTATGCCAAGTGCTGGACGCGATGCGAATACATCGGCAGCATCATTGACGTGGTGATGGCTTTGGACGGCGTGGACAAGTTCCGCGCCTGTGAAATCCTGGAGGGCAAGCCATTGACCGAGCTGGAGCAGGCCAACCGGCCCCGGCCGCAGAAGCAGCAGAAGCTCTGCTTTGAGCGCCGGGAGTGCAGGGAGCTGCCGCGCATGTTCCGCGCCGAGCAGCTCAAGGAGCCGCCTCAGCACTACTTTGAGCTGATCGGCCGCGCCCGTAGCCTGCATTACAACGCCATAGAACTCGCCCACAATGCCGGCTGCCTGCGCTTCTGCCAGGCCAGGTGGAGGGATGACGGGGAGGCATTCAACTGTTACGCCATCCTGGACGTGGACAATCCGCTGAACGTGCAGTTTCGCCGCCTGGACACCGACGCCAACGGCAAGGCGCTGTGTTTCTGGAGGGATGCCAAGGTCATGGGCTGGAAGGGAAACACCGGCTCCTGGCCCGTGGGCATTGACGTGGCCTTGCTCAACTCCACCTCCACCATCCTGTTGGTGGAGGGCACGGGCGACTTCCTCGCCGCCTGGGACATCCGCAGCCAGGGTTATGACGTGGTGCCCGTGGCCATGTTCGGAGCCTCCAACTCCATCCACCCCCGCGCCCTGCCGTTCTTTGAGCGCCGCCAGGTGGTCATCGTGCAGCAGCATGACCTCGCCTGCCAGCTCGCCGCCGAGCGGTGGACCTCCCAGCTTGCCGGCGTCCATGCCAACGTGCGCACCTGGATCGTGCCGGAAGAGGGCGCGGACCTCAATGATTACGTCTCCTCTGGCGGAGACGCCAACCTCATCTTTCGTGTTTCCTCAACTGCAACCCAAACCACAACATCCAAATGAAAGAAGAAATCAACGTACTGATCAAAACCCGCGGCACTAGACTGGAAGACATCGAGCGTGCCCAGCTCTGCATCATCTATCAAAAAGGGTTCGCCAACGTGGACCGGATCCTGGCGGGCACCTGGTCAGAAGCCGAACTCGGTCCGGCCGTGCAGAAATACGCGGAGGAGCGCCGCCACCTGCACACGCCGGAATGGGTCGGGCCGAACGACAAGGATCAGTAAACCGCGAGCACAAGACTATCATGGACACTACTACACAACCTCCGAGCGGTTCACTGCATACGCTGGTTAGGCGCGTTCGCTCGCAGAAGTGGACGAAGGCGCACCAAGACGCTGCCGCCGAAATCGCAGCACGCGAAAGGCTGCTAAGTGCGCTACTCCAACCGACCATTGAAATGATGCTGCGCTCTGGCATCGCTCGAATGTCATGTGGCAGAGACAAGGGATTCGTCCTGCAAATGGAAACCGGCGAAGTGATCGAGATCGCTGCGCCTAACAAGGCAATAGACGAACCGTGAAAAGTTTGACCTGGAAGAACTGGCGCAAACCGCATGATTGAACCCGTCCAGACCTCCGCCGAAGCGGCCGTGCTCGGCATGTTGGCCAAGCAGAAGCGGCACCGTCTTGTTCCGCTGATGGAGCTGGCGTCCGATCTGCCGGACGAGGCCGGCCGCTGGTGCATCCGCACGGCGGCCGTGCCGGAAACAGGGCTGGAATCGAAGGTGGAATGGATGAACGGCGCGGAGCTGGTGGCGGCCTACAAGCGGCGGGAGGCGCTGATCTTCAACAGCGGCACGGATCCGTTTCATTACGGCTTCTTCTACCGCTCCTGGGATGACGTTCTTTGGGACTTGGCGGAACACCGCGCCGAGCATCCCGGCGTGCCGATCACCTACGGCGTGGCCGGCTCCAACGGCGCGGCCAAGACCTACATGATGGCCAGGTTCTACACTCTGGCCATGGAGCAGACAGAACCGGACTGGCCGGAGCATCAACGCCTGTTCTTCACCTTCTCCGTCGATGACACGCAGAGCGCGGCGATCATCGAAAGCGCCATCCGCTTCTGGCAGCCGCAGGACTACAAGACCGAGAGCGGCCGCATGAAGACGCTGGGCACGCAGAAGCTCGCCTACAACCCGGCCACGGGTTTCACCAACGACGAGTTTGCGCTCCGCAGCGGAGCCAAGATCCAGTTTCGTACGTGGAAGCAGGACATCGCCAAGCTGGAAGGTGTGCGGCCCGTGACGGCCTGGAGTGACGAAGGTGTGCCGGTGGCGGTAATGGAGGCCATGGAAAAGCGCCTCCTGACGGCCGCCGAGGAGACGCTGGGCTGGTGCCCGAAGTGGCGCGTGCTGCTCAAGGAGAAGGCCGGGAACCCCGGCATGTGGTTTCCGCGCGAGCTGATCGGCCGCCTCATGGTGGGCGTGCATTTCGTCACCTACACCTTCAAGGACGGCTACACCGAAACCGTGCGCTGGTTGATCGACAAGGGCACGGTGCTGAAACGCATCGAAGCGGATCCGGAGCTGCTGCCGAGACGGGACGCGAAGACGGGCGAGATCCTGGGCGGCGAGCTGCTGCCGGCGTTGATGCGCGGCCTCAATCCCACCGTGCGCGTCAAGTGGCTCTATGCCTGGCAGAACCCGCTCGGCGGCAACTGGATGGGCATGAAGGCCTCCGCCAGGACCAAGCGCCGGGATGTCATCCTCTGGCAGTGCTACGGCATCGCCGAGGGCAGCGCCGACACGCCATTCCCTAACTTCAACGTGCAGCTCCACGCACGGCCCTGCCCGTCATGGCTGCCGAGAGTGGGCACCTGGGCGCAGGTGGTGGACCCGGTGGCCAGCGGCGGCCGCTGCTGGTTCATGCTGTGGGCCATCATCTGCGGCGAGCACTGGCGCGGCCTGTCTCCTGGAGACTGGTTCATCGCCCATGAATACCCGCAGCAAAACGATCATGTGCCGGGAATCGGCAGCGGTGAAGTCTGCCGCTGGGCGCTGCCTGGCGACAAGGGCGGCCAGCGCGGTCCTGCGCAGAAGGAGTGGCCGGTAGGCTTCAACTTCCGCGCCTCCGAGATCCGACGCATCGAAGCCAAGCTGGCGAGGTGGCAGGGCTTGGATGAAACGAAGACGAACGAAGAGGACAGTCCGCTTTGGGTGCCTCCCGGCTATCGCATCATGGACTCCCGTGCGGCGAACACCGACAAGGAGAACGAAAGCGGATCCGCGACGCTCATCGACCACATGCTGGAGAAGGGGCTGGCATTCGTGCCGGCCGGCCGTGACAGCGGCGCGGCCCAGGGAGAAACGCGCGTGCAGCCCGGTGAGCAGAAGATCAATGACATGCTCATGTGGGACCGCGACCTTGCCGAGCTGGACGAGAAGACGGGCTGGCTGGACATTCCCCTGGCGAAGGGATTCGGCCCTCGGATCCGCATCGCCGAGCATTGCACCAACCTCATCGAGGCGCTGCAGAACTACCCCGGCATCGCCAACGGCGGAGCCTCCTCCGCCTACAAGGATCCCATCGACTGCCTGCGCTACCTGGCCATCGCCAGGCTGGAGCATATCGACCAGGCCGCCATGGACGAGTTCAACGATTCACTCTCATGCAGACAATGACCACACCACCACCATGGATCACCTGGGGCGAGGCCCGCGCCATTTGCCGCGAGAAAGGCCTGGGGAAAACCAAGTTCCTCAACATCATGGCCGCCAAGGACAAGGACGGAAACCCGGCCGTGAAGCGCAAGGTTTTCCCCGGCTGCACACAAGCCAGCTACGAGCGGGCCAGCCTGCTTTCGGTATTGCGCCTTTCGGAAAAATGACTTAAAACCGTTCAGCTTGTTGTTACCTGGGCTTCTGGCTGGCCTGATGAATCTCATTTCGTTAGGACATGAAAGAAGATACCGGCTCCCCTGGGGGCAGAGTGATCGAGCTGTTGAAGCCGCGCGAGAAGCCGAATCCGCGGGCGCTCATCAATGCGCTGAAGGACTCCCTGCAGGCCGCCATCGGCCAGGACATCTTCTCCCGCATGGAGCACAACCACAACGCCCGCTTCTGCCGGTGGGATGGTCATGATGAAACCTGCCGCAAGCCGGATGCGCGCAAGGATCTGGAGCCCGGCACCACTCCGGGCGATATTTTCCCCTGGCCTGGCGCGGCCGATCATGAGGCGCGGATTGTCGATGACGTAATCGGGGAGCACACGGACCTTCTCATGGTGGCGGCGCAGTCCGCCAATATCAGCATCGCTCCCGGCCGGCTGGACCTGTCGATTGAAAAGCGCCAGCTCCTTGCCGAGAAGTTTGGGGCGCTGCATGAATACTACCGCGAGGAAACCGAATACCAGCGGGACAACGCACTTTCGCAGGTGGTGGATTGCGGATGGGAATACGGGCACGGCATCGGCTTTGTGGGCTGGACGGAGGAGTATCAGACGGACCGCCGCACCGTGGCGGCCGCCGACATCCTGCAGATGGTGACCACGCTGGTGGCCGAGCAGATGCTGGCGGAACAACCGCAGCCCGTACCGGAGGAAGTGCAGGCCGCCATCGCCGAGGCGGCCGTGTCGGAAGCGGCCGCCCGCCTGGAGCAACTGTTGATCACCAAGGACGCGGCCGAGCTGCAGCAGTTCGCCGCCCTCCTGCAGCAGTATGACGAGGAAATGGAGCCGGATGAAGCCCTGCGCGTCATGGCTGATCTGAAAGCCGGCGAGGATGCGGTCTATTACGTGCCGGCCCTGGTGAAGAGCCAACCGGACTACCGCGCCCTCAAGCCGGGTATTAACGTCTTCTATCCCTGGGACACCACACGCATCCAGGAGTCCGAGTTTGTGGTGATGACGGACTGGTGGAGCGCCTCCGAGCTGCGTGCCAAGGCCGCCAAGGTCCGAGGGGATGAAGCCTGGAATGCGAAGGTGGTGAAGACCGTCATCGACCAGGGGCCGCAGGCCTCCTGCATGGCCATGGTGGACAAGCTGCCGCCCTGGGTGCTCTCCGGTGGCGTCATCGGCCAGGGGCTCAAGGAAGACGTGAACCTCAACGGCGACGGCCGCAAGTATCAGGTTCTAACCTTCTACTACCGCGCCACCGGCAAGGGTGGCATCCCGACGCTGTTCACAACCGTCGTCTCGCCGAGTGCTCCGGAAGAACCGCTCTACCATGTCGCCGCCGAGGAGGCGCATGGGGAATATCCGTTGTGGGACTACGTGCGCGAGCGCCGTGCTGAATGCCTGTGGGACAGCCGCGGAGTCGGCGAGCTGACCTTCTCTGAACAGGAGGAGCTGAGGATCCAGCTCAACTTCCGCTCCGACAACGCCGCCCTCATGATCGCGCCGCCCCTGGAAATCGCCAGCATCAAGGCGAACAAGCAGCTTCTCAAACCGCGTGCGCGTTTCCATGTGCTGCGTGCCGGCGAGTCCAGCATCCGCAAGGTGGACATCGGCGGCAGCGCCGAAGAGAGCCTGATGGTGGACAGCAGCGTGCAGGAGCGCGTGGATGCCTACTGGAAGCGCGGCAAGAATGTGGATCCCGTGGTGAGGCAGAACCGCTGGAAGCGCCTGGTGAATGACTGGCTGGGAGCCGTGAAGCGCATGGAGCGCATGGCGTTCAAACTGATCCAGCAGTACTCCGACGAGCGCATTGAAGTCGGTGCGCTCGGCGGCCTCGCCGTGGATCTGCAGTTGACCCGCGCGGACATCCGTGGCGGCTTCTCCCTGCAGGTGGACTTCGACGCCGCCAACCTGGACCCTGACACCGTGCAGGCCAGGCTCAAGATGCTGCGTGAATACGTGGCCCAGCTCAACGCCGAGGGGCTGTTGAGCAACCCGGCCCTCATGCGCCTCATGGTCATGATGATAAACCCGACATGGGTGAAGATGCTGATCAAGGATGCGCGTCAGTCCGCCGAGGAGGAGCAGCAGGACATTGCCGACATTCTGACGGCCGCCGTGGCCGGCGTTGAGAAGCCCTATGTCAGCGGCAAGAACCACCGCGCCCGTGCACAGATGATCCTCCAGGCTCTGCAGCGCCCCGCCATGGGCGAGAACGGCAAGCCGATCGTGGACGAGTCCACCGGCCAGCCGCTGCCGGGACGGATCGCCCGCATCATGCGCGAGGATCCCGAAGTCGCGGCGCTCATCATGAACCGGCTCAAGTTTGAGCAGCGCCAGGCCGAACAGTTTGACAACGCCGACACCGGCCGCCGCCAGGTGGAGGTGATTCAAAAGCAGGACACGCCATGATCCGACTGCAGTCTGAACAACCCTGGAACGTCGGCCCCTTCGCCTTTCCTGCCGGCACCTTCTACGTGGAGGCCGCCACGGCGGCGGATGCGATGCTGCTGCAGCCTGTTACGGTGGCCACGGTGGACAACCCGAAGCCCTACGATCCCGGCGCGGATCCCGACAGCATCCTGGTCTGCCGGAGCGGAGGCTTTGGGGATCTGCTGTTCATGACGCCGCTTCTGCGCGCGCTGCGTGCGCGGCATCCCCGGGCTCGCATCACCTTTGCCACGGCGGACCATTACGCGGATGCGATACGCCACCATCCGGCCGTGGATGGGCTGGCGGCCTATCCCGTGCCGGCCGCCGTGCTGGAACGGCATGACGCCGTGCTGTGGTTTGAAGGTGCAGTGGAGTGGGATCCGCGTGCCAGGACAACGCATTACGTGGACCTCCTCGCCGCCGTGGCCGGCATCGAGCTGACGCAGGGCAGGAACATGAACGTGGCGCTGTGCGACGACTGGCGCAAGACGGCCGCCGCCCGCTGGCCCAGCCGCTACGCCCGCCGCATTGGCGTGCAGCTCGCCGCCTCCGCCAAGTGCCGCACCTGGCCGCACATCGGCCGCTTCATCCAGCTCGCCCTGGAGTTGCCGGATACCGAAGTCCTGGTCTTCGACTCCCCCGACGACTTCCGCGAACGCAGTGAACTGCCGGCCAACCTGGTCTGGCTGCCCTGGTCGGATCCGGCCCCGACGTTTGGCGAGTCCATGGCCCTTCTCGAAACCTGTCATGCCGTGGTGGCTCCGGACAGCGCCATCTGTCACGCGGCCGCCGCCCTCGGCCGGCCCGTGGTGGCGGTGTATGGCTCATTCCCCCGCAGTCTCCGCACGATCTACGAGCCCAGCGTGCAGACGTTCAGCGGTCAGCTTCCCTGCGCCCCGTGCTTCTGGCACGCCAGAAGCTCCGAGTTTCCTCCGGATGCGCCCTGTTCCGTAACACGCCGCTGCGAGGCGCTCGCCCGCATCGCCCCCGAGCGGATCCTGGCCAAGGTCCGCCCCCTGCTGCCTCCCGCTCCCAAGCTCATCCTTCCGTCATGACCGACTCCACCCTTCTGCACAAGCTCGACCTCGGCGAGGAAATGACCGAAGAGCAGCGCCTGGCGCTCCTGCGTGGCAACCGCGAGGCTCCATTGCTCCGCGCCATCCTGCAGCAGATCCGCGATTGGGCCGCCGAGGCTCCGCTCCGTGCCGCCAGTCTCGCCGCCGAAGGGAGCGCCAATGCAAGCCACCTTGCCCTGGGCGCACACCAGGAGCTGGTGGCGCTGGCGCTCAATCTGTACTCGCAGGCGCATGATCCCGCCCCGCCCGAGGAGCTTCATGCTCCTGCGGAAGACGAGG